GCCACTTTAGGTATGAATCCTAAACTAAGCCCTGGACCAGCAAGGGGCAAAAAGAGTTATATAGGAACACCGGGTAAATCAGGCACCAAGGCGCCACCGCAGCCCAAAGTCAATCAACCTAAAACAAAACACGGAACAGCAGTAAATGCACTTGATATGAAATCAAACATTTTCGGCGGTGGTAAAGCGATAAAACGTAAATAAATAATAGAACGGAGTTTAATATGCACGATATGCATCACATGCCAGAAAACGATCACGAAGCAGCCATGGCTCGCGCTGATCTGTATAAGTTAGCACAATACAGTGCTAAACTGTTTAAAATGATTCAAGAAGGTCAACAACTAGAGGGATGGGTCCAGGCCAAGATTACCAAATCTGCTGACTACATTGCCAGTGTTTATCACTTCATGGCCTACGAAATGAAAGTTTCTGAGTATGGCGAAGCATTGGAAAATGCCGAAGTTTACGAAAATGATCTACGTGGTCAGTTGCAACAACGCCTAGTAGAAGCAAAAGAAAAGGTCAAAGCATTGAAAAAAGTAGATGCTATGAAACACAAGCGTCACAAGACTGACAAAGAATTAGAAGAAATGCGTCAACTGGCCAATGAAGAAAAGTCTTCTACAGGTGGTGAGATTGATCGTTCAAAGAAAGGTGTTACTAAACACAAACAGAATCCAGATCGCTTTAGCGATGAGCCGCACACTGAACCTAAGAGTCAGGCCAAGTCACAAAGTGCTGCCGACAAAGCCAAAGACAACGCCATGGATAAAGCCGAAGAGAAAGAAGGCAAGAACTATGAAAAACGTTTTCCAGGTTCTGTGACTCGTGTTAAAGACGGCAAGAAAGTTTCAGAAGGTGCTAGGCCAGACTTCTTAGATATTGACGATGACGGTAATAAAAAAGAGAAGATGAAAGATGCGGCTGCTGACAAGAAAGGTGCTGCTCCTAAGAAAGGTGTAAATCCTTTTGCTAAAAAAGGTGCTGCTCCTAAGAAAGGTGTTAATCCATTTGCCAAGAAGACCAACGAAGCACTTAAAGGTGGCCAGAAGAAATTAGACACTGACAACGATCAAGACATCGATGCTAAAGATTTGGCTGCATTACGTGCTAAGAAAAAAGATAGAATCAAAGAAGCAGTGACTGCGTCTAAGACCAACAGTAGGTAATGTTTAATGGATGAATTAAAACAGGCATTGAAACAGGCATTTGCTAATTCATTTGCATTTTATTTGAAAGCACATTATTTTCATTGGAATGTAGAAGGGATGTTGTTTTCGCAGTTTCATGATTTCTTCGGTACCATCTATCAAGAAGTATATGCCAGCATAGATCCATTTGCAGAAAACATTCGTAAGATTGATTCATATGCGCCCGGCAGTTTTTCTAGACTGAGTCAATTGGCTGAAATCAATGATGAGGAAAGAATTCCTCCAGCAAAAAATATGTTAGAGATTCTTTTACAGGATAATGACATAGTTTTAGAAAGTATTAAAACAGCATATGACGCTGCTGAATCAGTAGGTGCTGTGGGGTTAAGTGATTTTCTTGCTGGGCGGCAAGATGCACACATGAAGCATGGTTGGATGCTGAGAGCAACATTAAAATAATTGGAGAATAGCATGGACATGAAGCAACTGATCGCTCAAATCGATCACATCGAAAATAAACAAATACTTAATGAGGATGCTCATTATACTACTGCACCAGTCAACAATAGACCACAAGTCAGTAAAAGTAACAATCAAACATCTATCTACGAAATGTTGATTAAAGAGTTTGGTTACGATTTAAACGAAGCACCAGCAGTACCGAATCCGTATCAAGGTGCAGATGCTGCTAAGTTTGCAGCAATGAGCCCGCAAGATCAAGCATGGTTAACTAAAGGTGGTGGCGTTCCTGATATCAACGATGAGTTTATTTTGGCTCGTGCCCCTAACAAAGGTAAAGCAGCTGGAGGTGCGGCACAACCGGCTGCACCGGCCCAAGTCCCAGCCGGAATTAATCCAGAAACGGGTGAGAAATATGATGATGGCACAAATGCTCCGTTACAAGAACCGCCAGGTGCTGAGAAACCGGCAGGGGGAGGCGATACTGGAGAAGTTCCTGGAGTAACAACTCAGTCAGGTGCAACGCCAACAGTCCCAGCCGGAATTAATCCAGAAACGGGTGAGAAATATGATGATGGCACAAATGCTCCGTTACAAGAACCGCCAGGTGCTGAGAAACCGGCCGGAGGGGCAGCACAGCCAGCGGCACCAGCTGCACCAGCTGCTAATAAATCAATGACTCCTGCAATCACTGCTTATGCAGCCTCAATGGGTCTACTAAAAGGCGGTAAGCCAGATGTTGCTGCTATTAAGAAGTTTCAACAAGACAACGGATTAAAAGCAGACGGTATTATTGGTCCTAACACTGCAGGTGCTATTCTATCTGCACAAAAGCCCGGAATGGCAGGTAGTGGGCGTGGAGGTCAAGGCGGACCAACAGCGGCACAACTAGCACAGGCACCTAAGCCAGCAGGCGGTGGTGCACAACCGGCTACTGGAAGTGTGAAACCTAGATATAAAACACCTCAAGAATTTGATAAAGAAATTGATAGATTTAGTAAAAGTGCAAATCCCAACTTACCACCAAATGCAAGATATATTGCTACCTTACAAGCCGAAAAGGCTGCATTGAGCGGCGGTGCACCACAACCGGCGGCACCAGCAGTTGCAAAACCTGCATTGCCCGGACAAATTAGCGATACCCCGGCGGCAGAAAGTGTCAAATCACAAGATGATGCTATCTTGGAACGAATAAGAACAGCATTGTTTAGATAAAGAAAAAGCGCCCCAGGGGCGCTTTTTTAATGCCAATTGCCTTGATAACAGTGCAATAATTCGTGTCCTAATGTGTGCATAGTGGCTCGTTGAGGCACAATGATTACACAACGATTGCCGTCCCAAAAACTGCATGCATTAACTGCAAACCCAAATGACTTGCCCAGTCTTCGACGACTTTCTGTTTCGCATGCTTGTTGAACATTGGGCACTGGTTTTACCGTGATCAACATCTCCTCGTGAGTGTTTTTGTTCATTTCAAATTTTCTGTTGGGATCATCCCAATTTTGTGCATAAACACTTTGGCTTATAATCAGCATTGCTGTCAGTAGTTTTTTCATCATTAACGTTGACCTTAAGTTACTAAGTAGTGTATACTATAACATCAAGGAGTAATTATGTCAACTAGAATGTATGGACCCGAAGAAAAAGCCAAATTGGAACGTTTAATTAACGAAGGCCAAAATATCTTACGTGAGGTTGAAGACCTCAAAGAAGGGCTTAGAGAAACTGTCAAGGCAGTGGCTGAAGAACTAGAAGTTAAACCCAGTGTTATCAACAAAGCCATTACTATTGCACACAAAGACAATTGGAAAGAACACGAACAGGCATGGAACGACATCGAAATGATTTTGGGTGTTACTGGACGTTTACCCAAAGATGAATGAACTATTAAAACCAACATTTGATTGGATACGTGATGACTTTAAGTCTAATCGAGTTCGCTTTGTTATTGAACTTTTTGCTTGGGCTATTAGCATTGGTTGTAGTATTACAATGGCGCTCACCGTACCCACTCCTCCGCTTCTTACTCTTTATCCCCTTTGGATTCTTGGCTGTGCTATGTATGCTTGGGCTGCTTGGACTAGGAAATCTTTTGGTATGCTGGCTAACTATTGTCTGCTGACTACCATAGACACTGTTGGATTAATAAGGATGGTATTTTGATGAGACGTTCAAGCATTAAAACCTCATTTGGCGGAGAAGTTCCTTTTACTAAATTTATTAGTGAAGATTTGGCCACTCAGCAAAGATTATTAGATGCATTAAATCTTGCCATCGAAGACGGATATACTGTTAAACCGGAAGATCCGACTGCAGATTCGAAACGTGTAGATTTAACAGTTCAAGATGCAGAAGGCAATGTTCTACTAGTAATCGAAAGCCAGGATGCTACCGGCTGGTTAGACTCTGTGCATGCTAGTAAAATCATGTACTATATGTGGGACAAGGGATGCGAACAAGGTGTAATTTTATCCGAAGATGCCGATGAGTATATCATGAGTTTTGTAAGGTCTCTTAATACTGATCATAACTTTAGTATCACATTGCTCAAAACACTTATCTACGGCGACGAAAAACCATTCGTTGATTTTGTTCCACTAATAAGAGGAAGTGATATTGAATACACTTCAAATGTAAGAACTCGAACAGAACCAGATCCTCAAAAAGTAAGTTTATTGCAAGATCTTGCAAATAACAATCCTGGATTATTTACTAATGTAACTGGGCGATATGCTAGCCATATTAAATTAGGTGCTAGTTCTATGAACGTTGGTATTGTTCCTTATAAGAATGGCCGATTCTGGGTCGACATCTGGCATGGTGGAAAACATAATACTGATAATTTTAGAAATACTTTTACAGAATTATGTGACCAAAACGGATGGGAAGCCAAATTCCAGCAAGCTCGTGCTTATGTAAATGGAGACGGCGGCGTTGCTGCCGACGAAGGTATTCATATCTTTAAAACATTCATGCAAGCATTAAAAGAAAATAAAATTCATGCCTAACTATACACTAAATAAAAAGTAATGGCAGGCGTGGCCATAATCCGCATTGTAGGTATTTGCAAGCCATAAATTGCATAGGAGAAAACAATTTGTATGTAGACGCATTTTTTCAGCGTGATGCTGATATCATCAAGATAGTTGAACGTAGTAACGAAGGTAAACGGATATTTAAAGAATATCCAGTTCGCTACACGTTTTATCATCAAGACCCCAAGGGCAAATATCAAAGTATTTTTGGAGAACCATTGTCACGAGTGGTATCTAAAAACAGTAAAGATTTCCGTAAAGAACTTGCTATTCACAGCAACAAAAAACTTTACGAAGCAGATATTAATCCAATCTTTTCAACGTTAAGTGAAAATTATCTAAACGCCGAGGCTCCCAAACTCAATGTGGCGTTTTGGGATATTGAGGTGGACTTTGATCCAGAACGTGGCTATGCTTCACCCGAAGATGCATTCATGCCAATTACTGCTATCGCTGTTCACCTACAATGGTTAGACACACTGGTCTGTTTGGCTATGCCTCCCAAGGGCATGTCAGTTGAACAGGCGCAACAATTGGTCAAGGATATTCCCAACACACACATCTTTGACAACGAAGCAGACATATTAGATACTTTCTTAAATTTGATTCAAGATGCAGACATCTTAAGTGGTTGGAACAGCGAAGGCTTTGATATGCCTTACACTGTAAACCGCATTACCAAAGTGCTCAGCAAGGATGATACTCGCAGACTTTGTCTTTGGGACCAATATCCCAAAAAACGTGAATATGAAAAGTATGGTAAATCGGCTATCACTTACGACATTCACGGACGGGTGCATTTAGACAGTCTCGAACTGTATCGCAAATACACCTATGAAGAACGGCATACCTATCGACTGGATGCCATCGGTGAGATGGAGGTAGGGGAGACCAAAACAGTTTACGAAGGTACTCTTGATCAATTATACAAAAATGATTTCCGAAAATTTATAGAATACAACCGTCAAGACTGTGCATTGTTAGATAAACTAGATAAGAAATTGAAGTTTATCGACTTGAGTAATAAACTAGCACATGAATGTACTGTGTTGTTACAGACCACAATGGGTGCTGTGGCTGTTACTGAACAGGCCATTATCAATGAGTGTCATCGCAGAGGCTTCCAAGTTCCCAACAGAATAAAACGCGATGAACTTGAAGACACTGCTGCCGCTGGTGCATATGTTGCATATCCTAAAGAAGGATTGCAAGATTGGGTAGGATCGTTAGACATTAACAGTCTGTATCCGTCGGCGATTCGTGCGTTAAACATGGGCCCAGAAACCATTGTGGGACAACTACGTCCGGTACAAACTCAAGAATATATCAATGAACAGACTACTCTTAAGAAAAAATCTTTTGCGGCAGCGTGGGAAGGCATGTTTGGCAGTATGGAATATGATGCAGTGATGCGTCAAGACAAAGCGTTTGACATTACCATTGATTGGGAAAACGGCGACAAGGATGTATTAAGTGCTGCCGAAGTATATCATTTGATTTATGAAAGCAATCAGCCTTGGATGTTAAGTGCAAATGGCACAATCTTTACTTACGAGAAAGAAGGTATCATTCCCGGACTGTTAAAGCGTTGGTATGCTGAACGTAAAGAGATGCAGGCCAAACTCAAAGAATGTATCAAAGCAGGCAACAAAGTAGAAGAAGAATATTGGGACAAGCGTCAGTTAGTTAAAAAGATTAACTTGAACAGTTTGTACGGTGCTATTCTTAACCCAGGCTGTAGGTTCTTTGATAAACGAATTGGTCAGTCAACTACCTTAACAGGTCGACAAATTGTCAAACACATGGCCGGTAAAGTAAATGAAATTGTCACAGGCGATTACGACTATCGTGGCAAAGCAATTATCTACGGTGACACAGACTCATGCTACTTTAGTGCTTACAAAACTCTACAAAAAGAAATTGACAAAGGTAGTATTCCGTGGACTAAAGAAACTGTTATTCAACTTTATGATCAAATCGCCGACGAAGTTAATAACACATTCCCACAGTTTATGTTGGATGCATTTCATTGTCCAAAGACACGTGGTGAAGTTATTAAAGCAGGTCGAGAAATTGTTGCCTCAAAAGGACTGTTTATTACTAAAAAGAGATATGCAGTACTGTATTACGACAAAGAAGGAAAACGAACAGACGTCGACGGCAAGCCAGGTAAGATCAAAGCCATGGGACTGGATCTGAAACGTAGTGATACGCCAGAATTTATTCAAAACTTTTTAAGTGATGTGTTGGAGAAAGTCTTAACTGGTACTACCGAACAAGAAGTATTGGATCATATTACTGAATTCCGCACTAACTTCAAAGCCCGCCCCGGTTGGGAAAAAGGTTCGCCTAAACGTGCTAACAATGTTTCGGCATATCGAGGCAAAGAAGAAAAGGCAGGCAAGACCAATATGCCAGGACACGTTCGAGCAAGTCTCAACTGGAACACTCTCAAACGCATGTATGATGACAAATACTCCATGAATATCACAGACGGACAAAAGGTCATTGTGTGCAAACTAAAAGCAAATCCGCTGGAGTACACATCTGTAGCGTATCCTGTAGATGAACTGAGATTGCCTAAATGGTTTCAAGATCTACCATTCGATCACGAAGAAATGGAACAGACGATTATTGACAACAAATTAGATAACCTTATCGGTGTTCTAAACTGGGACGTCAAGAGCACCGAAGAAAAAAATACATTTAATAAATTATTTGACTTCTAACAAAAAAACCTATATACTAACACAAAGGAATTATTATGAAAGACATTTTACAAGACATCGTAGCACATACTCATAGTCTAGGCTTTTTGCCTCTGGTTAAGATTACCAGCGAAAGCGAAACCATTATTGAATCAATCGCCGAAGATCGATCAGTAGTAGTGCAGGCAAAGACACATAAATTGGTTGACGAATTCGAAGGTGTATTTGGAATGCCTAATTTAGACAAGTTGGCATTGCATTTGAAAAATCCAGAGTACAAAGAAAATGCAAAAATTGCAGTAGTTA